CAGGTGGTGTACTTACGGCTTTCCTCCCGACGTGCGTCATGCCTCTACGTGGTACGTAGGCGCGATGAGACGACGGCGTATTGGTCCTGACCTTTCAAGACCAAACGACGTTTGATCGTCTTCATCTTCCGCTTCAGGCATGGTGCTCCTTCTGGTGAGAAAGACGCACAGCTTCCTCATTATATCTTCCGATAAGGATGAGTAAGACCCTGGAATTGCAGGCGCCGTACTCACCTTCCTAACGAACTTGTCCAGGTACAGCCTAGCGCTAGGCGTACGGACATCGATAGGAGTTCTGAAGTAGAACTCGGAAGAGCGGAGCTTCCCCATGGCGTTCCTCGTGGCCAACCTCAAGCTTAAGCGGAGGTTGCCATCTGGGTCGTCTGGGGATGTGGTTAGCGGAGCTACCAGTGGTGACTGGGGCAGAAGGGTTGACTCCCTCCACTCCCCCCAGGCAAGGGCTTCCGGGTCATTGGGGTCCTTTACAGGCCTCTCTGACGGTGGAACCTTCCAGCGGAAAATCCGCTTCACCACGGGCTCGGTGCGCAACGTGCGGTTGTACGCAACAACCTGCTTGTTTTGCTCCTGCAGCTCCGTTAACCACTTGCGGGCCAGGTCGTCCGTCAACGAACGCCCTGCACCCGTGCTTGGTGCCAGTCCCGTGCCTATCAACAAGTCTGCCAGAGTTCTGGAGTTCATGTATGATAGCCACTGGAAGTGGTACCGTGTGCTTGCCTTTGGAAGTATTGGGAGGTTAATCCCTCCGTACATCTCGGGGGCACCGAGAGGAGCCCCTAGCGCGTAAAGCGCTTTCCACAAGTGGAAATAGGGACTACACTTCCAAAGACTCGCCCTTGGTGGTCGAACAAAGTCTTCCGGGTCACCCCGCATTGCGGCGGGCTGGCTTGCCCAGGTGACGGAACCTTTCGACCCCCCTGGAGGAGCGGAAATTGAAGAGATAAAGGTATGTTCTTGCGGGAAACCGTCGACGTACGGAATCTCCCTGAACAACGCTTTACGGCTGTGGTAGAAGGATTTCTCCACCTGCAACAGCACCCCCCGGGCCGTCATATATGAATCATATAGACGGCGTCTCTCCAATGTCCAACGCGGAAGAACCGCGTCGTCGCCGCAAGTTTTTGCTGCGACCTCCCCAGTTCGGATCCGCACGCCGACGTGACGCAACGCCCTCTTCTCCTGCTGGGAGTATGGAAACTCCTGGAGTGCCTTCTCTGCGCAGTACAGCGACAGAGAGGTAGCACTGGAAATGATGTGGGATCCCCCATCATTTGCCCAGTTGTAGAGAGCGGAATCTCGCCGAGTGGATCCTGGATGTGGACCAACCAGGCCTTCGTACGACGGAGGAACCAGGCCGCGAATGCAGCTGGTTCAATCCGATTGTTCTTAGGCACGGCCCCCATTAATCTCATATCGTCGACTGACGGGATATCGAGATTTGGGGTCTCTGACTGGCCCACAAGGTAATCCGGAAAGAGCGAGGAAGGTGAGACAATTGCTCCGTCCAAAGGAAGTAGTAACTTCTTCGGACCGAACAATAGGTTGAAGTACCTTTTATAAGGCTGCAACCTCTCATCATACTCCGCTAGTTCCTCATACAGAGTCTGAGTCAACCACTGCGGGTGGAGGTCGGTGGCAGCGGTGGCGTCCTGGGAGTACCACGGACCCCCCGCACGTCGCAAGTCGACGTCCTTCCATCCACCTAGTGACTGACTGATTCGGGGGTCGGAACGTAACACGTGATCCGCAACCCGTCTCAAGATTTGGAGAACCATGTTCGCGGCTGTCAAACCGCACGTGGGAAACCTCGTCTTCAGACCCTTTTCCGGTGCTGATATCGGCAACACAGGGAGGTGCTCGACGTTGTCTAGCACGAACTGAGTTCCCAATATCAGCTGCTGTTGGAACCTCCTAGAGACCTCAGGCAGAGTATTGAACGCGGTCTCCGGATCGGTCTGGTACAGGCGATCTGGAACCCACTGCTCTGCCTGCCTCGTACGGTAGGAGCGCAACGCACTTCCTTCCGCCGTGGTACTCATTGAGTGGTCCTGGAGGATCATAACAGCTGCACCTATTTTACATAGGTGTCTAACACCTGCGGCATGCCCCCCGAATTGTCGAGGGAAACCCAACGCAGCGTGGCCCGAGGGTGCAGTGAAAAGATCTGCCGGCTTTCGAGGCGCAAACCTTATAATATAAGCTTTGAGCCAAGATCGCCACTCGGGGTCCTCTGGTGGGGGCTTTGAGGTTAACCTCTGCAACAAGCCAGCCAACCCCTGGCCGGATTCCGGTGAAGGGGGTGTTGCCCTGGCGCAGTAGGAGAACTCCATTGCCTGCCATTTATAGTTGAAACGAACCATGTTCGTCCTCCCTAGGCGGGCACCGTAATACCATGCCCGGCCTTGTGCGGCGTAGGATTTCAACTCCTTTGCCGCAACAAGAGGATCAACTATAAGCCTGGTACGCCATCGTGTCACCGACCTTCTCTGAGCGGAGCTTAAGC